ACGCCATGTTTTACATCTCCTTCCAAAATACAAATATCGGTGTCTCTGAGCCGCTGTCCCATGTGTCGTAGTAGTCACCATCGATTACCGTGACCACATGAGATCCAGTGGCCAAAATATACGTTCCTTCAGGATGCGCGTCAGTGAAGGATGCAATCGTCCAGTTCTCCAATGGACTGATGTCCTCCATCCGGCACCCTTTGTTGAGTAAATATGTAGCCCATACGTGATTCGCGGATGGCATATCCAGTTGACGCAGACCCTCGGCGATGATGTCCACGTAGGCATCCACCCAGGTCTTGTCAAAAGCGAGGGAGACTGCGCGTATCACACAGTCCCCCACATGCTTGTTCTTTGGGTTTGGATTAGCATATTTCCACATATTTTTACTCACTTAAAGTGTTACATTACTACAGCCTTCTCAAGCACCAACAGAAACACTGTAAATACGTTCAGTACCATACGGAATTGACACATGGATAAATGTGCTTCCAGATGCAATTCCTGTGATAGTTACGTCTTGTCCAGATGTTGTTACGGTGGCAACGCTTGTGTCGTCAGAGCTTGCAGTCAGCGTTAAGCCGGAATTTGCATCATCAGGCACATACTGAACATAGCCAACAGAAGTTCCTCCAATAGCAATTCCGGTCAAATTAGAATCCCACGATATATTAAAATCAGTAGCATCTGTCGAGTCTGCAATAGCCTCTTCTTTCGATAGTAAAAGAACCTTTACACCTATAATAGTTACTTTCAGACCGGGAACAGTCCCAGGATTGATTATCTCAATATTCCAGTCTTCAAATGGGCCATATATAGCATCCCATTTGCATAGTTTCGTGAAAGCTATTCTTTTGCTTGATGAGCATGGAACCCATATCACTTCATCGTATATCTTATCGAGTTTGATGCCAAATGCTTTTGGATATTGAACGGTATATTCTGCGCTATTATATTCTCCAAGGTCATAATTGATTTCAACAATTGCATACCGGGCGCTTTTCAATGAATTATTTTTGTTGCTGAGATGATAAGTCACAGCGCCTTTGTTGCTAACTTCGTTATCGGAAATGGATGGAAATTCATTTTCAATTGCATCAAGATCGACAGCGGTGTTGTACACTCTGAAATCAGAAATAATACCTTTAAAGAAATTGGTATAATTACTGTCATACCCCATCTGCGCGCCAATAGTAAGATTTCCGGTAACGAGTGACGTAGCGTAATCGCCGGTCAGCTCACCAAGTTTGAGAAGATTGCCGTCATATACTGTTATCACATTGTCTTTGCGCCGTATGATGATCGTATAATATAAGTTGTAGTAATTACTATAATTATAATCATCAATGGAAAAAGAATTCGTGTAACGCCAATCTCGCCTGAAGGAAATAAAACCGCCACGAGCAAGTGTTGACAAATCTCTTCCATCTTGCATTGTCAGTCCGACATCAAATCCTTTATCAGTATAACCAGTATGAACTCCTGTCGGCATGCTTGCACTCATTGCTGAGAACACAGGGAAGAATGAGAAGTTAGGTTTGCCATTTTCACCACGCATATTGTCAAACTTGAATTTTGAAATAATCGTAAAGTCATTTGTATTTTCAAGCAAGGCAATACCGGTGTCTATTGCTTTAGTTCCATCCATAACAAGACCAACTCCGGCTTCGTATCCTGTTTCGTTAGCAATGTTATATACAGGTGAAGGAGTCGTATGCGGTGCTATATCAGTACCAAGCATAAGAAGAGAAACTTGTGAGTCAGAAAGAGCTTTTTCAAATACACTTGCATCGTTAATCGTACCGTTATAATAGGACAAAGGCCGATTAGTATTCGGAACGCCACCAAATCGAAGTGTTCCGGCTGTGCCGCTTGTAAACGGATACGTCCCATAATTAAGTTCACTAAACTGAGATACAACAGTATCTTCACGTTTGGCAAAAACTTCAATCTGTCCACTTCCAGCCTTATGTCTCAAAACGAAACTTGACGTTCTGCCGGGACGCAAAAAATTCATTGCACTGCTGCCATCAAGCTGATAAGTTTTATCATAATTCCATACTGCATTTGGAAACAACCACGTCCATGGTTGATTCTCATACCTTGAACCAAACTCAAGACTAAGCGTTCCATTATCGTCTGAGAAAGTAAGAAGTTTAATCAGGTATGTATTGTTTCCGGCCCCATTATCACCAGATGTAGTGGTATCAACATAAATGGTCCAGTTCTGATCAGTAGCACCGAGCGACATCTGAGTGTCTAAGATGGTAGGATTATCAGAGCCGCCAAATACATAACCATTGTTGTATCCAGATTCATCCTTAATACTCCAGTCAGGTGTTGGAACTTCGATTATAACTGGCCTCTTATAATAACCAAGTTCGGGTTTCCCGTTTGAAAGTAACGAAACATTGTTGTCCCGTAACGAAGCAAATTCTTGACAAAACCGTGCGCTCCGTAATTGCTGGAATCTATCAATCTTGCTTAAACTTGTAAATGCCTGCGACGTAAATGTGCAATCATATATGTCGTTCAACTCGTCAAGCTTATATTCGCCGCCGTTAAACACGCACGTGTTAAAATACGGTTTCATGCCAATATTATTTTCCCAGATTAGTCCGTTATAAAACGTAGCGGAAAGGAAATGAGCATATTTGCTATTGGAATCAGCGGAAAGAGCTTCATCGGTCATTGTATTGTTTCGGATGATGATTTGCTCGTGAAAATATCCACGGATGATTATTGGGTTTCTTGTTCCGTAAGAACGAGCAATCGTATTGTTCTCAATGACTCTGGTTTCACCTGATGGATATCTCACTATGTCTGTGTACTGACCCATATATATCGGATTCTGTGATGGGTTCTTGCGCACATACAACTGGTATGATATTTTGTATTTCTGTTTCATCTCAGTAACGGATTCAGCGGTCTGAAGAACTCCATTACCAATAATCGTATTGTTTCTTACAGGATTCCATTGCCATCCTTCGATAGAAGATTCATTGTTATCTTCGAAATGGTTGTCACATACAGAACAGTATGCAACTTCATTCTGAATCCTTGCTACGTTGCCGCCAAGAAGAACGGCAGTTCCAACTCCGCGCTCATTTTCATCGAATTGTTCAAGATACTCCCACGGGAGATAACCAAGGCCATGTCCGATAAAACGATTTCCTTGTATAATTCTCGTAGGATAGGATGATGTTCCGGTATAGCGATAAAGTTCAATGCCGCCGTAGCAGTTAAGATAGAACAGATTGTTTCTAATTTCAAAGTCTCCAAGAGGCGCGTAGCAGTTCTGCTGAATGCAAGCATTACCTCTATTTTGCGTGAAATAGCAATCGATAACCTTCAGGCCGTCTACACCTTCCAACCGTAAACACATGCCAGTATTGTAATGCGGCTTTGTGCCTGTATACAGGGATGGCGTGCTTTCAGTATAATGCGTAGCAAGGAACTGGCAGTGATCAAATGTTATATTCTTGCATACCTCATCGATGCGCCAATTGTTTTCTTCGACCCATTCAGAACTTCCAACGTGCATTGTCGTAAGAATAACGCACTGTACATTCTTGTCTTGCAAACCACCGTCCTGAAATGTGTCCCATATACAATTTCTGAAAACAACATTCTCACAATGCTTTAGCGTAATACTAATACCATGATAGAATATGAAGTTCTCAATAAGAATGTTGCTTTGTTCAGTTATTACAATTTCACCTATTTTATAGCGTTTATTTAAGCCGTTAATTACAACGTTTGAACGGTTGAAAGCTTCAGATAGCGCAATTGTGTCATCAGTCACGCCATCGCCTTTTGCATTATTTATATCAAAAACGTCTCCCCATGCCCACGAACTATTTCCATCAGCAATAGGAACTTGTCCAGCGGCAGCGCCAAGAGTGGAAAGCGAACCAACTTTCCCCGCCACACCATCGGGAACAGCGGCCACGTCGGTGCCAATCCAGGCACCAGCGGCATGATTAGCGGTGAAAGTGTACAGAATCCCGTTGTAGGTCACGGAATCTCCGGCACTGTATGCATTGCTTTCGGAAAACGCGGGGGCAACCATTGCCATTGCCTGCACATAGCCATCATTCGCTTGCAGCGCCAATTGCAGCACCATCGAAATGCGGTTGTACAGGTCGTTGAGTGTGCCCGCTGTTTCGGTTATCTTCGTCCATTGCGAACCGTTAAATTCCCCGGCGCTCTGAATGCCGTACTTGCACGCATACAGGTCGTGATCGTGAAAAACATACTCGCCAACAACGTAGTTATCGCCCGCGGTATAGGGCTGTGCAAGGATGCTTTCTAGGTTATCAATGCGCCCCGCAAGAGTGGTCTCGGCGAAGCGTTTCAGTAGATACACGACATAGCTCAGACTAGAAATCGGCGTGATGTTTGTGCCGGGTATCAAGGTATCGCCAGCGGAAATGCGCGCCGTTACCTGATATAGTTTGCCGTTATAGATCAGGAACCTATCAACAAGATATCCAGTGCTGGCTGTACTGGTGGTTTCGGTTGGGCCAATAAAACTCTTTAAGTCAGCAACGTTACCCGAAAGCTCAGTATAATCGTCAGGGATGGATTCCTGGGCAATGGCGTTGAATCCATCGTATTCCCCATTTGGCTTTTTGTATTTCATCGCGCCTGTTTTTATTGTGATAGGCATTTTATCTCCTTCTATTCTAATCATTGTTGGTAATTACTGGTGGTGTTATTTAACATTGTTTTAGGTACTGCAAAAGTTTTTCTTCACAACCACGTTCAGGTATTATGATCATGTTACAGGTTCGCTTGGGTTAAGCTTTTGACCCGTAATTACGCCCGCATCAATCAAGCAATCGTAATACTTCTTTCCCATGTACTCACTCCAAGATGCGTTAAAATGCCACTGATCGCGGAGTTCCGCGTTGGACATATCAACAAGCCAAACATAAGGGTCTTCCTCAGCAATTTTTTGCATCGCTGCCTCAATTGACTCGTCATAGTCGTAATTCGCATGCGCGACCGTCCCGAAAACAAACGGCAATCTGGCATTTCCGACAACGCCACGACAGTAAGCAATGACTTTTTTAAGATTACCGTAATAGTTCATGGACGCAGTGGGCGATTCCCGCGCTGCGTCTGTTTCGCCCTGGTGCCAAATCATCGCTCTGATCTCATACTCTCCCGGATTGATTTCTTCACATTTGCGGATTTCTGTTTCAAAGCTATACAATAAGGAATTGCTAATGTCCGAAAGCTGTTCGTAATCCGCCGTCCAATGCCTGGGCTTTGCGGTACTGGCCGGATCAATAGATGTGCCGCCCTCAGAATATTTAATGTAATACAGATTGTCTGCGCCGAGATTATCAATCAGCAGCTTGCACAGCACTACGTCGAAGCTCCACATATCAACGCTTGGATAATTGTTTGTGAAATATCCGCTCGTCGAATTCTTGATGTATTTCATCCCGGACATGGGCAGGCTATATCCAGAGGGTAAATCGGCAATGGGCACATAGCCGTCAATATTTGACTGACCAGCGCCGATGATACACAGCTTTTTTGTTCGTGCAGCTTTTGACGCATTCCCTTTCAGGTAATATTCAGCGGCAATACTGGACCCTTCGTCATTTTTTTCTTCTTCTTCTTCGTCTTCCGGCATGGGCAAAACGGAACAATCATAGAGCAGCCGTGCATACGATATGCTAAAACGCAGGACGCCGATCCCTTTATATTCAACGCCGCTATTTACGGCCATTTCAAATAGCACGTTATCTCCCGTTTTAATTGTAAACGTGTTATTTTCAAACGCTGCTTCGATTGTGTGAACTCCGGTGGCCGTAAGCGCGCCTTGTGTAGTTACATTACCATCGGTAAAACTTGTTTGCGTTCCGCCCGATGTGAATGCTCGCATATAGCTCGCGGTATCCGACAAAGGATACCCGACAAAAACGTCATCGCCTATTATGATGCCTACCCAAACTTCGTCACTATTTGACTTGCCAAGGAAATCATGCGTAAATATCAGTTTTGTCGCCCGAATACCCAAATGTGTATACGGGCCACTGTATATAGACGGGGCGCTTGAGTGAATATAGACGCTGCCTTCGTCCCCAACCATATACGTTGTATCGCTAAAACAGTCTTTTGAATAAAGCGTCCGCTTTACCGGTTCTCCGGCTATTGCTGCCGCTAAATCGCTTACGCTTTGATCTAACGCAGATAATTTATCATCCAGCCGCGTATTGTCATCTACATATACAGCGTGGCTGTCTACAAGCGGAAAAGTACCATTGTTTTTTTGCCTAAAGCCGGATAGCACATCTGTCGTTCCTGGATATGCCATGCATAGTCGCCTCCCTTATTTACGATACAGTAATAGTCGTAGACCCAAGGCCCGGATTGGTACTGCGATATACATAATAGTTTTCCGTATGTCCGCTGGCGTTTGTAACGCTTACTGTCTGTGCAGCCTCAAAACCACCTTCAAAGCCGCCAGATTTAAACGCACATTGCCCGTATCTTACCGGCGAGCAGAAATAAATATATTGTCCGCTTCCGGCGTTTACCGTAAACGTTTTTGCCTTCGATCCGGAAAGCTGCTTACTCGCAAGCCCAATAACAAATGCACTTGTTGGACTTCCAGCGGTAGACGATACCCCCCAATACAAATTCGGATAAAAATGAAACGCTTCCGTTTTTGATCCTATACTTGTGGCAAGCGTATACGTTACCTGATGCGTGCTGCCGTCATCCGTCGCAGTAACCGTTTCGCCGGAAGAGGAAACGCTCTTTGATACGCCGTTCAGCGTCAAACTTGCAGGCGTAGCATAAAACGTCCAGGCTAGCGTTACACTCGCGGTTGCGTTACCAATTTCAATCGCCGCAGGAGTAAGCGTAAAGGAGGCGATATCGTTATAATTCACAAACAAAGATAAAGCGTCAACGGTATCGGCATATGCTTTAAAAGCGCTCTTTACATCTTCAAACTCCTCATATGTCGGTACTTCCACTTCTTCACCCTGCTCCGTGGGAATCCAGATGCGGTTTTCCTCGGCGGTAGGTTGAGTAGATTGGACGAGGACGAGGTTGGTCTTTAAGTCAGCAATTTCTTCCGTGATCGCATACGCATTGGGCATATTTCCCATGCTGTGCGTGCTGCTGTCGTTGTTCCCCAGCCAGTCGTAGTCCTTGGCGTACTGGGAAACATCAGCCTCAAACATGTTGTAGTCCGCATCGGACAGGTACACCATGCCGGTGCTGTGTATACGGGCGGCATAGGACGGATCGGCCAGCTTGAACACCGTGGGCGTATTGCTCATAAGGCTGCCGCTGGTAACGATGGTCAGGCTGTTGACCTCAACCGGATCATCCGAGTGCTGGTAAATGCCAATGGAGCAGGTATCCACATAGCAATCGGAAGCATGGAGATCAGCATAGCTATCGAACATGATGGATGTCGGCGCAATTGCAGCAAGTGTGTTCCATGCATGGACATGGGTGTAATTATTGGCCGCTCCGTGGTTCTCAATGCCTACCGCCACGTTTTTTGTAACGATGTTCACAAACCGGCTGTCGCTGGTATTCATACGCAAGCCGACAGACCCGGCAATGCCGCTTCCGGCGATACGGATGTTATGGCAAAAGATTTCAAAGCCGCTGGTGATGAGCAGACCTTTTTCCGTAAACCCACAAATATCCAGGTTTTGCAGCTCATAGCCCTTTGCCATGCCGATGTGAATGCCGCATTTCGCCAGCCCATTGCAGTCAATAGTCAGGTTTTCGATCAGCCCTTTGCCCTTGGAATCCGGGAATTGCCCATCATTATCATCGGAGATATACAGTACTTCGTTCAGCGTGGACGTACCGGTCAGCACTTTGATGGTCGCGCCGTTGCCGTATACATTGATACGGTGGCCCGTCATCTGCACAAAGCGCCCGATGGCGTAGGTTTTGCCGTATGTGAACACCAGCGGCACACCGGCAGCGCTGGCCTCGGAAAAGGCGGAAAGCAATGCGTTCCCATCATCGGTAACTCCGTCGCCCTTAGCGCCGTACATTTCTGGCGTTTTGGCGTTGCCTATATCGGCGGCGTTCAGGTTCTTGCGCGCCTGTGCCTTTTGCGCGTCCGTCCAGTTGGTGTCCCAATCGATGAAGGGGAGGCCAGCTTTATCTCGCACGGCTTGTTTCTGGTCTGCCGTTAGCGTTTGTCCCCAGCCTTTTGTCAGAACATCGATGTTCTCAGCCGCTTGCAAACGCTGGGCACTAGACAATGCCTGGGGCGTATATAGCACCGCCGTGCCCACCGTATCCATTACATTGATCTTCTGCCACTGTCCGGGGTTGAACGGGCTACCCGCTGTAACATCTTCGGTTGCCATGTATAAAGAGCCGTTATGTGTAACGTAATCGCCGTAAACGTAATCGTCGGTTTCGTCAAAGGGCGCTCCCACGGCAGCGACAGCATTTTCTGCGGCTTCCTCGGCGGCAGCAGTCCTCTGCTCCATGCGCTCAATCTGCGCCTGCAGATCATCGATGTCGGGGATCACATGGCCGGGGTCGATAATGGCGTCGGTGGAGGTCTCCTTCACATCCGCCCAAATGGCAGCCAACACGGTCTTTGTATTCCCGTTTGTCAGCCGCATGGCCATCTGGATCGTACCAGGACAGGCATAAGCAGACTCAGGGAGCTCCACCCATGCTTTGTTATTGTCAATGCTGCCGGTGCAAACCACCGTGTTGCCATCATTACGGATCACATAAAGGGTTATAGTGCCTTCAAGAGTAACCGGCTCCGGGCCACGATACACCTTTACGCCAATCAAATTCGCCATGTTATCCTGGGTGAACGTTCCATTTTTGACCCATTCTTTTACGGGGCCTTCATTCAGATCTACCCGGTACCAATGTTCAAATTGCGCTGGCATTTGTCTGTCCCTCCTGCTGTAGTATAATTACAACAGCTCTTTCATCTATCCGTTCTATGCGCATCAGCCTTTTGTAGTTGTTGAAGGTTCTTTCCTGATCGCCTTTGACAAATATAACTTTGTCCAGATCCTCAAACTCTGGCGCGATCACGCTCAGCGGACGGGTATCATAAATTTGCATCTTCAGCATGCTGAGATAGCCTACACCGCAGTACTCAGTGTCATAGACCTTATCCCTGCTGGTCCGTATCTGCTTCATTTTGAACCTCCAGCTGAACTACGTTGTCGTCTTGCTTTTTCGCTTCTTCCTCAGCTTGCCGCTTCAGGTTTTCGTTCACCTCAAGCAGTGTATTGATCACCATTTTGACAGCTTTGAGTTCGTCCTCCTGGTCGATATGGAATTTCATCCCACGAAGCGCGTTGACGCAATTGAGATTGGTTAAAATAAGATTCATGGTGTTTGCTCCTTTCTGTTATTAACAATTTATTACTTTGTACAGGCATACCAATGATGGTAGCCTTGAGGATAGAACTTTTCTCTCTCATACGTATACATGTATGTCCAATCCCAGTCTTTAGCTACGTTGGAAGGCACACCGCCATCATCAGACCAGTACCATATTGCATAGCCGCCGACCTCACTGCTTACCCTCTGTTCCGAATACAGATACGCGGCACCATACTTATGCACAGTACCGGTAGGCGTGGGCGGTGTATATGGCACCAAATATGCTGTCGTTTCATTCGTAGCTACAATTTGTGCCGAACCGACATTTGGAGTAGCAACCGCGCTCTGGGATACCGTATAATTTCCAGCGCTGCTGATCGTACCGAGACTCCCGCTATTGGTAGCCAAGGTCAGCTGTCCATACTTGGCATTTGCCGAGGCGCTATAAGATCCGTTGGATCCGCTAACGGAAGGCGCCGTAACAGTAATCGTTACCTCCGTTGCCGTGCCGCTATCGCTTGCTACGATCTTGTTTCCGCTGATTGCCAGACCTTTATATTTATACGTTGCCTTATAATTATTGTAGGCCGTGGAAAGATCAGTATATAGTTCTCTCAAATCCTCATAATCCGATGAAAGCTGGTCATATTGCGCATTAGTGTGTGAATGGGTACGTTCATGATCTGTTACCCCGGCTTTATAAGCAGATGATCCGCTCACCGTAAATGCTCCGGCCTTTTTTACCGTGCCCGCCGCGTTTTTCGCCTCGATCCACACTGTCGTGTTGTGTGTGGTGCTGTTGTACCCCAGATCGTCATCCGCCGCTTCTGCATCGGTGTTGCGTATCAGGACTGTAATCTTTTCCGCCGACACGCGGTCCTGATAATATTTCGTGTCGGCTATATTAAAAGACGCGCTGCCCGCTGTGTCCTGGGCCGCGCCCTGGGTGATGGTGATCACGCCGTTATTTTCGGTGGCGGTGATGGCGTGGTAGTGGGCGAGGTTAAGATTGGCGTCTCCCAAATAAAAGCCGCTGACCGTCGTGCCGCCCATATAAATATTGTGTTTGGCGAATTCCTCGTTGTTTAAAAACAGGTTCGCGGCGTAAGCATTGCCAGCCCTTAGCGTCTGCGTGGAGATTGTGTTTGCCTGGGCTTTGCCTGTCATCAGGTCGTTCAGCTCGGCTTGCTCCGCTTCAAATGCAGCGGCGCTCACATATCCATCCACCACCAGGTTGCCGCCGGAAATGGTCACGTTACCGCACTCAATAGCGAGCCTTGTTCGAACATATCCGTTCTCAGCAACCAAATTCACCGTATCAGCAGTAGCTGTAAAATCGGTGTTTGCCTTGATATTAACATGATTCCCAAGGATAGTGGCCGTTTCGTCGTTATTAACAGTATCGACAATAAACCCTGCAGTAATATCGCCTTCTTTGTACACGGCCAAACTTGCTTGCCCAGTGCCCAAATATAACCCACTGCCATCGATGATGTGCAGGTTTCCTTGCGCATCGATCTGGAACTTGCCGGCAGTCTGGGTGATGCTATCCCGATTCTGCCAGAAGGTCGTTCCCTGCATCTCATCCACTCTGCCGTCCACAGTATCGATCTCAGTCATAGTACCAACCTGACTGTAGACGCCGTCTTTTTTAACCATCAGGCTGGCACCGTCTTTTAGCCGTACAACACCCTCGCTGTCTACGGTAAATTGTCCGGCAAATTGGGTGATGGCCTCCATGTTCTGCAGGATCGCTGTACCGTCAGCTCCCTTGAACTTGCCAAAGGCGCTGGTCAGCAGACCGCTGATGGAGCGAAACCCTCTTGGATCCACCTCCAAGATCGATCCTACACCGCCATTCTCCACAAACTCAGCCCAGTCGCTATCCGTGGCAATAAGGCTGAACTTATCCTTCACAGCGATATGTGTGCTACTGGACTCCAGGCCGATATCACTGGCGATGATCTTAGCGCTGTCGTTGCCCTCATGGTAGTACTTCAGGTTGATCCCGCTGCTTTTGCCGCCGCTGCCGGCTCGCTTGCTGGATGCAGCAGAAGAGGAATTCCTGCTGCCAATGCTCCGCCTGCGATTCAGCGACAGGTTCTGCGTCACCGGGTCCACAAACTCGATGGTTGTATTGCCAAACGTATCCAGGTCGTAGTCAATGGTGTATGCCTGGTAAATGCACATCTCCCCAGCAGGGCTCAGCATCTTGTACTTTCTGCCCACCACAAAGGGGGCGTATCCATCTGTGTAATTGGAAAAATCCGCCACCTGAATGCTGAAGGTTGGGGTCAGGATAGACTGAGCCACCCGGCCAAAATATTCTGTCGCCTCACTCAGCAGTTCGGCTGCCGAAGAGATCCCGTTGAAGCTCTCCTGATGGTAGATCCGTCCAAATTTTTGTATTAAAGTCGCGTTTTCTATATATTTAGAGCCGCCGTTGACGCTTTCGATCGTCAGGTCGTCATCGCCCGTCGGGAGCAGGATGGAATATACATCGGTGGATGGCGTGTTCTTTGTAAAGTCTGTCAGGTTGAAGCCAAACTCCAGCGGCTGATCGCCCAGGACATCTATGGTCTTCAGATAGTCCAGATACAGGGTGCCATTTTGATTCTCTGTCACCAGAAAACCACCGTACACGTTGATGATGTTCTCATCCAGGTCTGCTCTTGTATCCGTGTAGGATGTCGATTGTGTATCCACGGTCTTTGCACCAAGCTCAGCATCGATCGTGCGGAGGGTAAACCGCTTGTCTGCTTCCACTTGGGCATTGTGCTCTTGTATTCGTTTTGTCAGGTAGGCGCTCACCGTCATGGTCCCTTCATACGGTGCCGCCAGGCTGTCCAACAGGTAGGAAAGGTTGCCCTCGCAGTACACCTTTCTTTCGTTGTTGATCGTGTCGTTTATCTCCAGCACCCGGCCATCGAACAGCAATGTGCTGTCCTGCCAGATCTGGATCTTGGTCTTAAATCGTTCAAGGCTGTCGTACAAGGCATGAGTCGGTGGCATAACAAACTCGAACGACCCCGCCTTATTGACCTCTGTTTTTAGTTTCTTTTCGTAAATCGCGTTGTACTTGTCGCCGATTGCAGAATGATGGAGGAGGGCCCCATCTGCGTAAATGATAAGCATCAGAGAACACCTCCTCTGTAGTCGATGCTGATAATGCCATTTCCGCTGAAGGCCAGGGTATTGCTGCCACTGGCCAGGATCAGTCCGGAAGGCCGGTTATGTCCCTTTTTAAGGTTGTAGGTTGCCTCGTTGTACGTCATCATCATATCGGATGACACGATGATGTCCGGAATGATGTGCTCTTTCCGTCCGTTGATCGTTACGTCTTGGGTCCCGGATACGCTGATCATCCGATAGTTCTTTGCACTGCCGGTTGGGTTCAGCGGGCTCCATTCCCATTCCTCATTTTTGTAAGCCAGCTTGTACTTGTATGGATCCACATTGTAATCAATGGTGATACCCGAGTAATCCTTGTTGCTGGCCCACTGGTTCACTTTGAACCGTCCGGTGTAATAGTATTCCGGGTCATCCTCCAGCACGGCGATCATGGCCTGCCCATGCAGATGTGCCATAATATCGCTGTAGGCCTCCTCCCAGGACCGGAAGTCATTCATTACAATGAACTGCCAGGACCCGGTACGGTTGCCATAGAACACTCGGCCATGCATACCGGTGCTGTCCAGCATGCCGTTGGTGCCTGGGATGTCCAGGCTGTTCTCCTTTACACTGGGAGGGGCCACCAAAGGACGAGAGGAGGGAATCAGCCTCCAGTCGTCCCATGTGTTTTTATTCCCGATGGTAATCGAATGGTACATACCTTTAACTGTTCCCCCTCTCTGACATGATCATGCGCATACCAAGCGCTTTGTCCATTTCGTCCTCGATACCGCCGACAACCTTGCCGCTGTTCAGCACCACGCGCATGCTGCGAATGGATTGTCCCAGGTTGTCCAGTCGGCCGTTGATGTCGTTGATGCTCTGCATGATGCCAGGAACACTGTCCTTGCGGTCCAGGTTACCCAGCGAGGCAGCATAGCTCTCCATTGCCCGGGTATCCAATCCGCGGATGCGTACCCGCTGGTCATCAAACATGCGTCCGATCCCCTGAGCGCCGGCCGTCAGATCACTGGTGTCCAGCACGGGACGGATCGTAGGCCGCAGATCCAGCTCATCAAATGGCAAAGATGCCACCATTTTGAGCTGCTCCAGCACAGGGTTCAGACTGTCCGTCACAATGTCTTTGGAGGACGCCTCAACCACGTCACGGTAATTGTTCATTCCCTCAGCCAGGCCGTAGTCAAAGTACTTACCCATTTCCTGGGTCGTCTTCCACGGGCTGTTCTGCTGGGCTTCGGCTTTTGCGGCATCCAATGCTTTTCTCACAACACTTGCAGCAGCCTGAGATACGGCAGAGCTGTTGTTACTCATGCCTTCTGCCAGACCGGCGCTGTAGTTGAAGCCGACGTTATAGAAATCGTTGTAGTAGCTGTCAGCTGAGGAGACCGCAGCGTCACATACAGAGACGATCGCTACGTTGCTCAGCTGGCTGCCATTGTCCGTTACACCCTTTGCGATGGCGACAACCATGGCTTGACCAGCGTTCTCAAAGTCAGTAGCATTAGGCTTGCTGAGAGCATCGAAGATGTCCGTAAGCACTGTGGAAATGTCTGTGAAATTTGAGGCTTTAATGCCTTTAATCTGGTTGGTGAAGTCCTTTATATCGGCCCCCATTGCTTTCAAGTTTGCAATGTATTTCTCATTGCCAAGCTCGTTATGCTTGGAAATGCTGAGGTTCAGTACGCTCTCCAGATAGGTCAAATCTGCAGGTGACGTGATCTCATTCATCTTCGCATTAAACTTCACCAGTTCACCTGCAAAGTCATACAGATCCCGTCCAAGAGTGGCGATACTGATTGTCCACCCTTCACTCGGTGCGACCTGCAGATTTGCGATGTCAGTCAGATACTTCAATGCAGTCTGCACATTATCGCCAAACTTGGTTTCGCCAATAGCATTGTTGAAATCAACAACCCCTTTGCCGAGGCCTTCAAGCTGAGATGCAAAGTTAGAAATGCTCTCTTCACCAGAAAACCAGCTCTTAAGGCCACCAGTTTCTGGAAGTAATTTGTTCATCTCCGCTAGAGCAATTAGTGCTTTCCCAGCAGCCTCAACTTGACCAGCATCAAAGGATTCGCCTTGAATCGCTTCAGAGAACGCCACAGCGCCTCCGCCAAGAAGCCTCAGATTGGCTGAGAATCGCGTCAAATTCTGGCTACCGACCAGCAGCTGTTTGAGTCCTCCGGTAGGCGGAAGTTTGGCATTCATGTCTGCTATTTTGACGATTACATCAGTAGCTCTCTCAAACCGTTCAAGATTGATTTCACCCATGCTTTCCGCCATGGACTTCGCAGCATCACCAAGCAGAATGATGTCGGTTGCAAATGTTGCCAGATCTCCGCTTTGCTCCTTCACTTCCAGAGCAAACGGTCCAATGTTAGTTACCTTCACGGTAGTCAGTCCGGTGTTCAACTCGCTGATCTCGGTCAGTACTTCCAAGGCTTTTCCAACATCTTCAAAGGGCATATCCTTCACGTCAGCCGAGAATGAGGACAAAGCCGTTCCGATGTTTACGATACCTGTCGCCATCAGGGTCAGGCTCGCGCTCTTATCCGCGTTTGCAAACTCGCCAAGAGCAGTCACTGTCGCATCTTCAGGGATCGCGTTCAACAATGCTGTCAGCACGGTCTTGATCTGTTCAGAGTCTGGAGCATCCCCGATCTCAACGCCGTTTACGCTCTCGCCATACAGTTTGATCGCGCCTCCGATGAGACCAATGGACTCTGGCACCTCAGAGATCGCCGCAAAGCCGCTCAGATCATCGGACATCTCCTTCAGATCCTTGATGACCTTCTTGGCATTCTCAGTATCGATGCCGCTTGTAGATAGACCAAAGAGCTTCAGACCAGCGCCCATCCTCACCATTTCAGTCCTGAAAGTAGCCAGATTGCCATAGTCTTTTAATCCAACTTCAATCAGCGCAGCGCTCATATCCTTGATGGCCGTGATTGAAACCTTAATCGCTTCGGTGTCTAACCCTGTTACTTGTTCTGCATAAGCCGCCAGGTTCGCACCAACAATGGCGATCTTATCGCTGAAATCAGCAACTGCTGTTCCAGTAAGGCCGAGAATAATGGCGATCGCCGCTCCGATGCCGGCCGAAGCAATGACTAAGGCTGCTGTGCCTTTCGCGACAGCACCAATACTCAGCCCGCTAAGAATCGCCAGCACGTTAGACAGACCTAGCATGGCCAGCGCCAACAGATCCATGGAGAAGGCGAAGGCAATCAATGTTGTCGGGTTCACGTCCTTCACCAGCGAGATAGCCAATGCGAATGCCACCATCAGGCCCGCCAATGCGATGGCAGTGGTGAACATGGTAAAAGTGCTGCTTAGCTTCAGCTTGATCTTATTCATTACAGCTGCCATAATGGCAAGCGAAGCAATGATACCAAGCATGGAAGACGTTGCTATACCAACCTGCCCAAGATTTTTGATTTCTGCCAGCTTGCTAAATGCCTGGGCTGCAATCCAAAGACCACCTGCTAAAATGCCAAGTGCCAGAACAGACTTGATAGATGGCATTTTTTCTTTATCGATCTTGCCAAGAGCTTTTGTAAACATCACAACAATGCCGGAAATGACAGCAATGGCTATCCCGCCGGTTATCAATTCGCCAGGCTTCATTTTTCCAAGCTCAGCCATAGCATTGCCAAGGCTTCCAATTGCGCCAGTAAGCACGCCGACCGAGGCATTAACAACTGCTTCATCAAAGCCCTTGCCCTTATTCAGCAAGCTGATAAGACCCATGAATACAGCGTCCTCACCCATCAGCAAACCCATCGCCCCAAGGCCCTGTTTAATCTGATCCCAGTTAAGACTTGCCAATTTAAGCAACTCATCGCCTAGCATTTTGATTGACAAAGCCGCACCGATCAGACCAGTTCCACTAACACCACCGGTTTTCTCGCCAATGATCTTGAACAATCCATTTGACTCAATCTTTGTATGCGCGTTTGTCAACCTTTCGACCAGGACATAAAACACCCCGGCTTCCAGGAACAATCCGCCTATCGCTTCCAGACCAAGTTTTATCTGGTCGGTGTTAAGGGATGCGAGCTTTTGTAATGTAGACCCAAGCATTTTTATAGCGAGGGCATAACCAATCATTTTTAATGGGGAAGCCGCATTTATGTCAATTCCTTTTCCACTAAATGCACCCATGATTGTCATGAATGCACCGGTTTCAACAAAGAGACCGGCCATTCCGTCCAAACCATCTCGGATCCCATCCCATCCAAGGCTGGCAACCGTCTTCAGCGCCTGGCCAAGAATATACATAGACGCAGCAATGCCGAGGATACTTCCGCTACTGGATTTGCCCTTCTTTTCAATGATCTTGTTGAAAATACCATTCTGTTCGATCTTTGTAGATGCCGAGGTAAGCCCATCAATAAGCTTCATGAAAATTCCTGTTTCAAGAAATAGTCCGCCCATAGCGGCTAGACCTTGTTCTATTCCATCCCAGCCGATATCGCTTACATTTTTCAGCGTCTTTCCAAGCAGCCACATGCTGGCAGCTATCGAGATTAACTGTCCAGACTGCTGGACCTGAGCACCAAGATTGCCACCTTTGTCGCCAAGCCAGTTCAAATACTTCATGAACCCGCCGGTTTCCGCCATCAGCAGTCCAAGGCCGCCAAGGCCAAGTGCAATCTCTTTAAGGTTCAAACCGGCTACATTCTTAAGCGCCAAAGACATCAGATAGACCGAGGTTGCAATTGCTTCCATGGTCTTCGCCCGCGCCTCTGTCTTCTTTGCCTTAATATACTTGTATGCCTGCTCGATAGCACCGGTTATGTTCTCAAAGGCATCCTTCACAGACTCACCAAGACTTGTCCAGTCAGCAAGGGATTTGACAGCCTTGAACGTTTTGTAAACCAGCAGCACACCGAGTGCAAATTTCACAACATCTCCAAAACTGACACCGGCAATAGCACCTGTAATTTTGTCGAATATCGCTTTAACTTTATCTATAAAGCTGCTGCCCTCTTCTGCACTTTCTTCAAGGCCTTCCACGTCCTCTTTCTTACCGAAAAGATTCGTTATGAAGTCCTCGATCTGCTGGAATATCGGGTATTGCTGCTTGAATGCAGCCCATTTCTTTTCGAGCCACGGCCCAAGTTCCGCCCACATCGCTTCAAACCGGATCTTGATCTTCCCTACGATGCTGTCTTCTCCGCTGGTATCAACACTGAAGAAATTGTCGAAAGCTTGCTTAAACACGCCGGCAAATTCCTTAATCTCAGCTATAACCGAAGACGTATTCCACCAATCCTCAATCTGCTGGAATATCGGGTACTTCGCTTTCAGCTTTTCCCACTGTTCTTCCATCCATGGTCCAAGCCAGTCGAACACACTGAATCTTTGCTTCAGTTTGTTCCACCAGCCTTTGGTTTTGCTGGTATCCATGTTCAAGAAATCAGCCATAGATTGCGCAAATAAGCCGGAAAATTCAGTTAGTCGTTTAAGTATTGGACGAACATGAAGGTTGTACGCTGCGGAAATTTTCTTCCATTCCGCAGAATTAATAACCAAATCGTAAAAGCTCTTTCCAAGCTGGATCAGACCTTCAACACCTTTCGGAAGAAAATCGATAACAGCATTAAAAAAGTTTCCGTATCTCTCGATTGCTTTAGACACCGTCGGGTTAAGCTTCACAAATTGCTTTACCTTGGCGAACATCTTGTTCATCCATCCAAGAACGCTTGGAAGCCTTCTCGTAATTGGCTCAAATGCTTTTGCCAATCTATCGGCAAACTTTCCGAATATATTATTCTCAGTAATATACTGGTTTAGTTTAGATAGCCAGCCGCCAACCTTGCCAAGATAGAACACTAGAACGTCAAATGTTGGGGCCAGCTGTTTTCTAATACCTGCAAAGAACGTATCGACACCGGTCAACATGTTGAACCCGATGTTGGCAACGCTGAACAGACCACCAAATATCTTCTCGATCGATTCGGCGTGTCCAACCATTTCGCCATCCCAGAAGGTTGCTTCATCCAGCCAGCTGCTAACAGCATTGCCAGCCTGGTTAAACGCTTCCGTCCACTTTAGCAAGATCCCGGGATTCAACACATCCTCTGGACGATCCCCAATATACGTTTCGCCAGGCTTTAAGAACCAAGGCATATCTTTGATCCCGAATGCTTCTTTAAAGCTGGATCCGACAAGTGACCGAACCGTTTCGAAACTTTCCCACCAGTAATTCAGTCCCTCGATCAGTGTATCTCTTCCGCCAAGACGACGCCAACCCATAAGCAAGTTGTTTCTTGCTTCATCGATGTCGCCAACAACGCCAAGCAGCTTGTCTGCCATGTCGCTGAAGAAGCTGGTGGCCTCTTCCAGATCACCAAAGATGATACGGAAGGAGGTCTTCCATCCGGTAGAGGTGGCATCCTTGAGCGACTCGATTACGTCCACAAACGTTCTTGCCTGCTGTGCCGCATGGAAAGCATCCAAACCGAACTCGGTCGTCTGGTCAGCGTACTTTTCGAATACCCTGGCCATGACTTCCGTGTTGACAAAACCATACCGAAGCAGGTCCTCGAAGTTGTTGATCGTAACGACCTCGTCTGCAGCGGCCTTACCAACACTGGTCATCGTCTTGCTAAGTTTGCCGGTTGCCTTGTCAACCGTGCCGACTTCCTTAGCCATGTTGATCAGCTCATTCACAAAAGCTTCTGTGTCCATGTGGACCAGCTTCATCGATTTCCAGTCTTTCAATGCCAAAGCGCCGGAGCTGACTGCATCCGCCCAGTTACGGAACAGAATGTTTGCGTCCTGAATACCAACACCGGCAGAGGCTGCAGCATTGGCAATACCCTCCAGCATCGTTTCGGACCGCTGCATGTCAAGACCTTTTCCAATAAAGTTCGCCAGCGTACCGGTCATAACGGTGTAGTTATAACTGGTTTCATCTGTGTACTTGGCCAGCTTTTCAAGGCTGTCATACACTTGGCTCAGCGTCTTTCCCTTCGGCTTTACAGCGGAATAGATCGCCTGAACAGAGTTGGTCTCCTCAGTGTACTTATCAAAGCCGGCGGAAATCTGATCAACGCTCAATGATTTCAGAATTCTCGTTCCGGCATCCACAGCGGCAGAGGCAATCTTGTTCATAGCCGTCATGCCAAGCACGCCGAGCATGGAAAACTTGTCTCCGATCTTATCGATCGTGCTCGCCATGTGGGCCATGTTGAAATTGTTCCCGGCATTTTGAAGTTCTTCCAGCTCCTTGGTCTCTTTGCCAAAGCTCAGCTTCTGCTTCAGTTTGTCCAACGTAGACATTGTAGTTTTTACATTGGACTCAAACCGCTTATTGTCAAATTCCATTTGTACAACGCGGTTGTCTACACTACTCATGCCTGTTGTACCTCCTTCCACAGATCATCCGCCATATTGGCAAATATCGGCTCCAACGCCGGATTCACGTAGTCTATACCTTTCACATACTTGCCCCAGCCGGTTCCATGTCCATACTGGATCAGGATCGCCACATTGACTCCATCGTTTCGATGTGAGTTTTTCCAATAGATGGAATATACACCATCGGTGTTCCTGATCTCATAGCTCCACGATTCCGCCGTAATGCCGGTGTCTTTCGGGGTTGCTTCTCTCAGCGCTTCAACCCCTCGTTCCCCATACTTGCGGAGGGTTGCCATAAATTCGCGTTTGCTCATGGCGTTCAGAAACTTTTCAGCCTTCTTAAAGCTACCGCGATGCTTGATCTTGATCACTTTTAACCCTCCGTAAAAATTAAGCCAAAGAAATCCCTACGACTGTTGTGAACAGACCGTAGGGATCCTCTTTAACCTTTTGTATGCTTTGCTCTCTTTCTTTGAGCATTCAGTGAGCGCTGCTGCGCGGCAGCCTCTTTCTTGCTCATCTTCTTTTGCGGCTTGTTCTTTTCCCCGCAGATCTTAAGCAATGTAAACAACCGGTTCAGATGCCACTTCTCGCATTCAAACGGGATGTTTTGAGCGATCATCCAGTAGTAGATCAGCTCTGACGTGATCACTTTCCGGCTTGGCCTCTGTTCTTCCTTCCGGAACCAGGTGGCTGTCATCGGGGCATCGATGTAATCTTTGATCTTCTTCATGATCTCGTTATCGATGCCATTGTACACATTTGGATCCACATTTTGGTTGATCGTCATGCACCGAACATAATCCAGTGTTTCCTCTTTTGTCTTTTCTTCCTTGGACAAAAAGGGCTTACACCACTTTGCCTCCCATTTGGAAAGCGAGATCAATGAGTGTTCAAGCTGCAGTGTTTGTTTTGCATATTTTATGTGCACAAAGGAGCTGGTGCTTTCATCCAGATACTCTTTGTCTTGTTCCGGTATTGTGATTGTAAGCATACCAGCCGCCTCTGTTTAATTCAAACTCGTAATGTTCGCGCCGTCGATCACGCCAGCAGCTTCCTTAGCCTTTTCTTTTTCCGCTTCTTTCAGCAGATCATCGGGCAGGATGCCATTTACAAACTCGGAAGCGGCAAGATCATCGGATGCCAATTCCATAAACAGATTGCTGTAGGCTTCGGTAGAAACGAACCGCTCCAGCACTTCCTTGTTCTTGACAAAGTACTTGCCGTCCTGGGACTTTTCACCATACGACCTGCGGATGATATCATCGAACAGAGCAATAAGGGCAGGCTTGTCCTTTGTCGCAATAATGTTCTCCAGCATTTCACGCATACCGCCGGCAGTCTCGGTTTCCCACTTGGCAACTTCCACTTTGGTCAGATTGAAATAGAAAAATTCCTCACGCACATTACCGTTGTAATCGGTGTACTTAATCAGCTTCTTATACATGTTTTCCTAATCTCCTTTCATTTTGAAGAAAAGCAGACGAGGGCGAGCAATCCACTCAACCCTCGTCTTTTACTCATTTATCAGCCACCGACCGGGGCGACGTAGCCCAGAGTGCTCAGCACGACGGCAGGGGTAGGAAGAGTGGGGTTGGAGCCCTCGGCACTACCAGTACCATCGGTGCCAAACAGCATATCCTCCAACGCCTTCAGCTTCTCCTTGTCGGCAGCTTCAACAAACTTGGTGCTGTCGATAGTAATAGTCGCCACAGGCTTGAACTTGGTGCCGGTAACAGGCACGGGCGTGGTGTCCACTTCCCAGCTGAAGGTGATTGCATCGGGACTATCGTTCACAGTCTCGTAGCTCTTCTCGCTGGGAGACGCGGTGCAATTGTACCAAATATGCAGCTTGTAGCCATCATCTTCATCGCTGGCAGTGTCATTGCCGATCAGAGTGCGATACACAAAGCCAAAGGGCTTGCGCTTCTGCTGGCCAAGATATACGCCGTTCACGGGGGCAGCGGTGCCATCGCACTCACCGAATTCATCGGGATAAGTGAAGGCTTCAATCGTACCGCCAAAGGTTTCGGCGGAACGCAGAGAAGCATACTTAATGTTGTCGGCATACAGGTCATTGGGTTCAGCGCCATCAGGACTTTCGGTCACAGCAGTCAAACCATTCCAGGCAACGCCATTCTCATAGGTGCCATCGGATTTCTGCACATACAATACGCCATGGTCCGTACCGGTTTCGTACGCACGCTCGCCAGTCGCATCCCAAACAATTTTAGACATTGGGAATTCCTCCAATCATAAATATAGGTTGTAAACAAAATGATGAAGATTCTCGCTATCAAAGGTACGGTCGATCTTGACGTTGAATTCGTCAGAGATCTCGTCCTTTAGCGCGCTGTCAGGATCTTCATCGATCAGTGTGAGCAAATAGTGCTTATGCTTAATGTAACCTTTATTGTCCGCATACTTCCAATCGTCGTTCTCTTCCTCGTATACCACGCATGGGTACGACATCTGGAATCCTTCTGGTGGTTGAAAATATGCATGGCCATTTAGGTCCCTGATACCGAGCAGCCGGTTATGCAGGTTAAGCCTTTGGTCCATTGTAGACACCACCTATCTGCAGAATAAGACGGGGCCTCTGAATCTCCACGGAGGATACTTTCCAGAGGTTGCCCATCCATTCTATGTAACGCACGGCAGCAATGTGGTCGAATAAGTAAGCGTCTGCAAGGATGCTGATAGAATTGTTCATCTTAAGGTCATCGTTGATGCTTTCCCCTTCCTCCCAGTGACGGATGTTTCGGATCACGTCCCCGTAGTAGGTTCTTTCATGGATGACGATTGTCCATTTACCTGGAGCGGTTTCTTCTGAGATCCCGAAGCCTACTTTTCCACAATATTTTGCCATGTCATCACCGTTTCAGGCTTACGCAGTCACCAGTTCCAGAACGATAGCGGAGTAGGGCTTGATCAAAGCGCCGGAGCACCGGGTTTCGATCAGATACTTCTGCTGGTTGTAGTCAATGTCGAAGTCATCGAACATTGCCACAGCGCCGCCCTTATCGGCACCAACGTTGTAGTCCTTCAGGTTGACGATGATACCAGCCAGGGTCTTGCTGTTGCGGGTCTGGTTCTCCATCACGGGAACAGTCACGATCTTGCTGACGCGCAGCATGGTCGCAAGCTGAGCCTCGTTGGCATACAGCAGATGGCCGATACCGTCTTCGATCAGCAGCATGTCGGTCAGCATGCTTTCAGTGGTGAACAGCACGGGGTTGCCGCTGCCCTTATAGTCAACGCGGGCCTTGATGGCAGCGCGGATGAAGTTCTTGGCAGTCTCACTCTCGTCATTGGCAACAACAGTAACGTCCTTCTGGATTGTGTAGAGCGCCGCATCAGTCCAGATGGGGCGGATGTGATCATCGGAAATATGATCGTCATCAGAGGTCAGGCGGCCATCACCGATCAGGATAGCACGAGCGATTTCCTCATCCAGCATGGTGCGCATTTCACTCTTGATGAACGCAACAACATCGAAGTCAGTGATGTCGATGATGTCATCGCGATCCAACTTCTGCTTTTTGTAGATGGTCTGAGGATCGGTGGTACGCTTAAGCAGGCTGAAGATCTCATCCTTCTTCAGATTACCCTTGACATAACCCCGGGCACGAGCTTCGTCCATAGTGATGTTGGCGAAGATGCTCTTGATGCGGCTGAAAGGAGTATGATGAACGCCGCCCATAACCACGTTGACCCATTCAGTATCACGCTTGATGAACTCGGGAGGAGTCTGAACGGTCTTATAGTCAGGGAACAGATAGTTCATGTTCGCCATGCCATAACGGATCTTGTGGTTCTGATCATCCAGCAGATAAGCACCCTGCTCGTCCACAGCATGGGCAAGAGCACCGTTCTCATCATCCTGGGCCATATGGGCCATCACGGCATCACGCAGGCTGCCCATCCGCTTAGCATCGCTAAAGATTACTTTGTAATCATCGGCGGTCAGGTAGGCCGTGGTCTGGGTTTCGTTGTCAAACAGGTTATGCTTCACCATTTCAGGTTCCCCCTCTTCTTTCTTGTCATCGCCGCCATCCTTGTCTTCAATGGCCTGGCCGATCAGGTAATACATGACGTTGCGCTGCTCCTCAGTCATCGAGTCAACCACGTCTTTTACGGTCTTTTCGTTGTTCTCTTCAGCCATTTTTCCAGTCTCCTTTTCGTCAGCATGTTCGATCTCTTCGGACTGCTCGGGCTTCTCGGGCTGTTCTGTCTCGTCGGCATGCATCACTTCCAGCGGCTCACCACTATAGATGGTCGCCTCTTCTTCGTTCTCTCCATCACCGTGAGCAATCGTTGCAAACTCAATGCAAGCGCCGGGATTGGCTCCAGCCAGCACAACACTCACTTCGCGGATGTTCCCGTGAATCACATCACCGCCTGACTGCTTAAGCTGATTCGCATAGATTGAAAGCCCGGTCAGATCGCCATGCTCGATCAGCATACCAACGTGCTTGGCCATATCGGAGCTGTTCAGCTTGCAGTATGTGTACACGCCCTCTTCACGGTTTTCCAGATCAGCATGGCCAATCACGCTGAATGGATCTTTATGGTCGTGCTGCCACACGAGCGGCACACGTTTGCCATCATTCTCTTTGAAAGCGTTATGACGGATCGTACGGCCATCAGAGCAACGAATATCGTTCTTCGTGGCCCATCCGCCAAAGTCATAATCTTTCATAGTGGTTCTCCTTAATAATTCCAAAAATAAAAAAGAGCCTCTCCGGCCATCTGCCCAGCGTGTTTCTGTCTGGGCTTGAAGCAATCAAGACTTTGTCTTTACTTATTGGATGCTATTTTGATCTTCGTTAACTGGAGGATTGTTTGCTATCTCTTCGCTGGACTCGTTCAGATTCTTGTTGCGCAGCCGGTCAGCATCCGGATCATCTGAAGGCATCAGGCCGACGATGGATCTGAACTCGTTGGAGGTCATGATCGCATTGCGGGTAAACTTATCGGCGATCTCAGCCAGATTGGCCACCGGAACCAGCTTGAACGGATCTTTAAAGAACATGATCGATTGACCCTGAGACCTGGCAGTCTTGGTCAACCACTTCCGGATCATCTCATCGACAACTGCTGACACAAGCGGCTCAATCGTCCGGTTGTTATAGTTCAGCATCGTCTTTTCATCGGCAGTGCCGTTAAACACTTCCGGGGTCAAGCCAAGCTGTGCGTTGATCGTATCCATCAGATACTGCACCTGGCTCATCAAGTTGTTTTCCACCGGACGATTCAACTGTGTAATCTTTTCAGTACCGTCAGTATAGGCGACACCATACTTACTTCCGACCAGCTGCATCTCAACTTCTTTGCGGCGCTTCTCTGCTTCAGCCTTTCGGACTTCGTTCTTGACCACATAAGGAAGCTGAATGATCAAATCCAGCTTTCCGGAACTGTTCTGCTCATCCACAGTATCCAGCAAGGCCAGCTTGCGCTTCAAACGCTGCAACATACTGTTCGGCTCGTTGAAGATCGAATAGAATGGGTTCTCTACGATGCAAGCAACCTTTTTAGGCACTTCCACTTCTACTCGATGGCCGGTTGCTTCATTGTAAACCTCTGCCACAATGCTGTCCGGTTTCCATAGCTTGATGACGCCGACCCGCATGGAGAGGATGTCGAACGAATTGGAGGACTTTGGATCCATTCCCATGTCTATTGGCAGGATTGCAATTGCGCCCTCATCCAACAAGGATAGATAGACATCCTCTCGAAACGCTCTTGCACTCTGGTCTTTATTCGCCTCAATAGCCAGACACTCATTAAGATGTGAGTTGATCACCTGAACAAATCTGCCATTTTGATCTCTGCGTACATGCTTGATCTCAACGGTTGCGCAGTCTACGGCAATGCGTGTATAAATCGAATTGATGATCGTCCGGTCTGTGTCATACTTGAGCCTGGTGCGATCCGGGCGAGTATAATAGGACTCTTCCGTCCATCTGCTGGCAGGCGCGTCTCTGCCAAGGAATACATTCCAGGCATGTTGCAGCCTGTTAGCAAATGTTGGCATTTAGATCACCTGCCATATCGTTTTAGAACATCTTCAACCGTTGCACGTCCGCCATTTGCAGCTTTTGCTGCTGTATACTTTACATCTTTCATAGCGTTTGTTGCCCATGCAGCAGCATCTCTTGCTGCTGTTTTGCCCCATTTGGCAATTTTAGCATTCACGCCGGTGTATTTCCCAGCAGCGTAAAGAGCAATCGCTGCAGCCGATGCGTACATGGCATTGCCCTTAATAATGTTTATAATTCCACGTCCGGTTTTTTTCACACCGCCAACTGCGTCCTTGTATTTTCTTTCAGCTTTTGCTTTTTTTGCATGCTGGCTCATGTCCTGCTGGCTTGAATAACGATCAAATGCTTCTTTATAGTGTGCATTCTCTTTGGAACGAGAAGCAACGGTCGCATTTATAAGTTTACGACGGGTGCCAGCGCCTTCGCCATAAAACATTTTAGCTCTGGCATATTCCTTCGCATCTTTCCTTGCGGCTCTTTCTACCTTATTAAAAGATGCTGGTTTGTGCCCTAGCTGCTCTGGTGTACGTCTGACGCCCCATTTCATACCGAGGATACCGTAATGGTATAGTTCATCTGTCGAAATATATTTCCACATACTTAATCCCTCATCTGTTTGTTCAGGATTTTCTTAACATATTCACGGCCAGCTTGTGTATCGCTGTATCCCATATCAGCCAGAGCCAAAGAAGCATATTTATCCATTTTACCGCTATCTATCATATACTGCGCAATTGCTTTATTATAATCTCTGTAAACCTTATCTACATAATCTGCATCTTGCTTTGATAGTACAATAGTTGGATTCTTTTCTCCATACTGCTCTTCTATCTGCTTACGTGCATCTTCGAGATATTGGTTCACGTAGTTATACGCCTTGCCAGTATCAGTTTTGTCAATTATCTTGGCTGCTTTTGCCGTTTCTTTTCTATCATAATCTGCAGCTTTCGAATCCGATCGCCCGATTGCATTTTTTAACTGCTGGTGAAAATGTTTTTCTTTAACATTCTCTGGGTGGTCGCCATATCTTAATTTCCCGGCTGGAGTCAACGTTCCGTCTTCATTCTGATAGCGACGTACGCCCCATTTCATACCAAGGATACCGTGGTGATATAGTTCTTCGGTTGTTACGTATCTCCACATATTAAGCAGCATCCTTTCCGTATACCAAGCGCTTCACATACTCTCTTCCTTTTTTGGTATCATTATACCCAATGTCGGAAAGAGCTGCCTTCGCATATTCGTCCTGCATTTCCTTACCTTTTGCGATTTCATCAAGTTTATCATTATACTTTTGAATAACCTGGTTGACATGCATCGCATCTGGCTCACTTAGTACAAGTTTGGCATTTGGCCCATGTGCCTTATGCAATTGATCCTGTAAATTATTCAGCGTTTTTCGAACCTGCTCGTATTCTTTTCCTTCTTTTGTTTTGTTAGCTTTATCTGCTAATTTACGAGTAAATTCTCTGCTTTTAGAGTCAGAACGCTCCATCGCTTTAGACATCTGCTCTCTGACTCTCTTTTCTCCAAACTTTTCAGGATCATCGCCATAACGCTTTTTACCGGCTTCTGTAAGAGTGCCATCTTTATTTTGGTATCTTCTTACGCCCCATTTCATACCGAGGATACCAAAATGGTATAATTCATTCATTGCAATCACCTATCAATCAAATGCATCCTTATGAAGTTTATAAGCAACATAGGCATCCATCATGGCAGCGACGGAGTCTATCTTCTTATCTGCTCTGTTCTTATAGAGCTTCCGGTTGCCATTCGTATCTACAATCGTTATAGCGTTTCCCATCGTGAAACTCATCAAACTCTGGTCAAACTGCAGCATCCGCTCCTCGGCCAAAGTCTTCAGTTCTCCCAGCGGGACGGACTCAGTCTTCGCGCCCTGGACAACTTTCTCAATCCCATAGGGCCCGTTCTCCGTCTCCCAACGCTGCACAAACTCCCGTGCATTGTACGGGTCAAAGCCGAAGCTCCGCACATCATACTGAGAGTCCAGGATGAACTGATCAAGGTCATCATAGACACTCATCATGTCCAGAACGGTCCCATCCAGAACCATCAAACTCCCCTCATTGATGAACTCATCATACTTTTGCCGCATAGCCAAAGGAAGCTTGTTCAAGGTGAGAGAGGTGATGTAACACCTGGTCTTCACGCCAAAGGCACCTCTCGAAAGAGGGAACAAAAATGTAAACGCGCAGAAGTCGTCGCCCATGGAAAGGTCAGCGCCCATGGAACAGGGCATTTTCCAGAAGTCTCTCCGCCGGTGCGGAATCGTCTCTTCATACCGGAAGAAATATGTGTAGCCTTCCATTGGGATGCCAAACCGCTTAGCCAAAATATCGTTCCTGGCAGCCGGAGCCTTCTCGGCACGCTCAACGTCCAACTGGTAGGTCTCGTAGGTGACCGTCTTGCCGAGGTTCGGATTAGCCTTCAGCCATTTGTCCGGCTCCCCGACTTCTTTCACATCATCCAGTCTGTAATACCAGATCGATACGTGAGGATTGATGTAATCTCCTTTCAGAATGTCCATCAATTCCATTTTGATTGTGTCGCCAACACTGTTACGAACCGTACCCTCAGAGGAAGTCGCGACGATCAGGTAATCATCCAGCTTGCTTGCGCCCTGCTCAATAGCGCCGATCACGTCCTCCCGGACATCGCCTGACAGCCACTCATCCACGGTGGCGATCATACACCGAAGTCCCTGCAGCTTGTCGATCGACATGGGCCGCACCTCCAGCAGAGATCCGGTCAGGAAGTTTTCAATTCCCTTCTTTGTCGAGCACAGCTTGGTGCGGTTCGCTTTTGCTCCGGTCGTGTTCTGCAGGCTTCCCTCTGTCATAAACTGGAAAAGAGGCCCTCTCGCCCGAACGATTGCTGTCCGAAATGGAGAAAGGACTTCTTCCGCCTGCTTCATGGTCGGAGCAGTAGTGATCTGGTGCGTCGTATCCGTATTAACGGTAAGATAGTATGATTGAATGCATTCATCATACATGGATTTGGACGCACCGCGGGCGATGATCAGAAACTGTTTGTTTACCAGCCGCTTCTTGATCCTGCGTTTCACGTAATGCCCGCCGTGGCCATCCGGATTTGGCTGGTACACGCTTCGGTTCACAAAGTAGTACCATCCAAAGATCTGTTCGCCCCACAGCTTGAATGTCGGCAGCATATGCAGGTCTGATCCATCAGTCAGTGTGAGCTCATTCTCACAGAATCGGATCCAGCCTTCCACTGCTTCGCTGTCATAGTAAATTCCAGGGTTTGCGATCAGATCATCTATTCTCCGCATCTCCATCGCAATCTCTTTGCATATGGGGATCTCGCCGCGCACGACCTGATCACGGAATTCCCCATAGTACTTAGGGACTGCTTTATTGGAGAACATGGTTTACCTCATAGCACTCTAAACTTCCAGGCGTCGTTCCAGGAAGCAATACCGCCAGTCACGAAATCCTTTCCGAGATCCACGACTGCTTTGCCAACTGCGGCGACGGCCATCATGCCAATAGTGGTTAAAGCTCTTTGAGCAAATTCTTTTCCTTTTCCAGCCTTCTTTTTTGTTAAAGACTCGAATTGCTTTTCCATCTGAACACGATTCAGATTCCTTCGAAGCTCATCGTCAGTCATATTCTTAGGATCCTTGCGCCGGAAATCCTCTTTCTTTTCGCGCTTATGCCCCAACTGTTCTGGGGTGCGTCTGACACCCCATCTCATACCGAGGATGCCGTAATGCTTCAGCTCATTCATTTTGATTCACCACACTTTCGGCCTGAACATTTAGCCGCCATTCCATCTCTTTGATCTGGTTCTCAAACGATGCAAGAACAAAAGAACTGGAAGGCGGATCAAAGGCAACTTTAACTTTTAGATACATATATAACTTAGCAGACTCAAGCAAAGTCGAGTCCTTTAGCATAGCTGCCCAGGTCTCATTAACACCTGTGATCATGAATCCGGCATCGCATACGCCAAGCTGACCCAAAACCATGAGTGCAGAGTTAATCGCCACAATGACATCGGTATCGAATGGCGTATAAGAGGCATCCATACCGAGCATCTTCTTGATTGTTATAAGAATGCTATCATTCATAAGCATTGCTCCTTACCATAGTTTCGTATCCCCTGGACGCCGCTCAACCATCAGCTTTGTCAGCAGATTCTTGTCGCCAAAAGTAATCGCCTGGTGTGTGTCCCATGAAACGCATATTAAAAACTCTGGATCAAGGATCCAGGGCCTTCGAAGTCTTATGTCTTCGGCTGTGATCGGATTCATGTGATGCACATAGATCCGTCCGAATATCTCATACCCATCCAATCCGAGGTCGCAACCATTGTCCCGGATGATCACCTTATCTCTTGCCTCTCTCCAAGGAGCGGATGTATAGAAAAGCTGGTTCAAATATCGCTCGAATCCAAAGGTAGGCTGGGCGACCTTGCCGTCAAGCTTTAAGTATTCAAATCTCTCATCAAAAGTCTTTAACCTGGATAGTTCAGAATATGTCCGGATCATCTGGTTCATCTCTGCTTCCTTGGTAAGACCGCATAGCCTTGAGAGCATTTGAATATAGCGCTTCAACACGCTTGGCTGACTCGTATGCTTCCTTCTTTGCTCTCAGAAGCTTTACTTCTTCCTCGAGCTTTTGTCTTTCGAGCTTTTCCTTCTGTGCGCCCCGCTGCAAAAAATGGCAAACGATCTGAGAAGGCGCAGTTCCGTCTCTCAGCATCTGCTCTGCTCGTTCTTCAGCCAAGGCGATAAGCTGGTTCTCTTTTGCCTCAGGTGAAGTAGCAGGCGCGAACACAGTATTGATCTTCGTAGCGCCTCTGCTACCACTGCGCATAAGACTAACCTCCTACTTTTCACTGGATCAAATATAGTTTAAGATGCTCTTAATACAGATCTTGAGACTTTCGGCTGGGCATTAAGGAAAACAGGAAAGCAAAATACCCATAAATATACAGAACAGAAAGGAGCCTCAGATTACCAGACTGAGTTTTGACCGTCCATCCCAAGATCTTTATTAAAAGCATCTCATGCCAAATATAGTTTTTCTCCTCCTCCAATACTGAAACACCCTAAAATATCGACCCCCGGGGAAAATTTTGAG